AAAGGAAATATTGTTTTTGGTGAAATATAAGAGGTTACTAATGCGTTAATATCATTCGTGTCCTGTGATCCAAGTGATCCATCTGCATACTTTTTAAGTTTATCTGCATCAGAAATTAAGGCTAAAGTACGTCCATCTAATGTAGAACCAAACTTAGTTAAACCTTTTGCGTTGTTTTCTAAAGTAATTTTTCTATCTGCAATTATATTTTTTCTTCGCTCTATCATAAGCTTATCTTGTCTGAATATGTTTAGATTTTGCTCTTGTAGTTTTTTGAACTCAAACTCTTTTTGTTTACGTTCAGCATCAGTAAGTGCAGAGAACTCTTTTATATCTGCTATGCGTATGTCAACTTCTTCTAAACGTCTCTTTGCTATCGCTATATTTTTTTGATCGGTTTGATTATCCATATAATCTTTTAATTTCTTTCTAGCTATCTCAGCTCTCTTTAAATCAAGATCTAATAAAGCCTGACCGTTTTCAATAGATAGTTGATTTAATTTGTTTTCCTCTTGAACCTTTGCAAAATCTAAGTTGTTAGCTGCAATAAGTTCTCTAGAAGCATTTAAATTATCTGCTATTGATTTTTTAGTTTGATTGGCAGCTGAAGCGATGCCCTCTTTAGATTCAAGGTCCTTGTTTAGTCTAGCCATAGCGGCTGAGTCTTTGACTTGTTGTATACCTTTCTTCTTTGCGTACTCTAGGTTAATCTGTTCAAGTTTACCCTCTTGCACTATCGCAAGCTCATTAATTTTTTGTTCACCCTTCAGCCTTTGTAATGCCTTCTCATAAATTGCTCTTGAGCGTATGGAATTTAAATCACCCTCATTTTTAAGTTCTTGTATAGTTTTCTTTAAAGCTCTTTCTTCCTCAGCTAATGTTGCTTTGTGTTCACGCTCAGATTTGCCCTCTTCTTTTTTAAAAGTTATGTCCGCTACTTTTCTTGCGTTTTCATTTATTTGTTGTATGGTTGCTCTTCTTTCAGCAGCAACTTCTTTTAGTCTAGCTGTTTCCATAGCTAACGCAGACTGTAATGCACCACCTTTTATAGCAGCCTCTTGTGATTTCTCTTCGGCCGCTGTTTTAGCTGTACGTTGTTGTATTTTTGGCAGTAACTGTGTTTTTTGTGCAGCTAAGGCAGCTCTTTCAAAACCACTCAAACCCGGTCTTTCACCTTCCATAGGTGCAGAAAAAGCAAGAGCTGTGTTTGCTATATCAAATAATATATCAGACTGTAATCTTTGTTTTGCAACTTCAGGATCTGTTTTCGGCATAAACTGTCTAAACACTGGCAAAAGTGCTTCTGCTGTTTTACCAACGTCCTGTTTATATTCAGTCATAGGTGTAAAACTTGTCGCACCACCTAATTTAAAAAACTTAACTGGGTCCTCGTCTCCACGGCGGAGGACCTCCCCGCCTTGGTTAAAATTTACGGGTGGTTCGTTGCCAGCCCCCGTCATGCTCATTATACCGCCAGCCATATCGCCTTCTACTGGTGTGTCCATCGCTTCCTGAGCCATCGGTGCGATGCCCTGATCTAACATAGATATTTGTACAACTGGTGTAACAAGGGCCAAAACACTGTCTGGTGTTTGAGCCGCATCATCTTGTCCAACTATGCTTGCTAAATCATCTCGTCTTTCTTCTTCTGACTTTTCTTCACCAGAGAACTGATCCATCATGCTTTTAAAATCATTAGCTTGCTCTAAATCACCAACCTCTTCAGAAGCGCCCTGTAGTGCGGTCTCTAACACAGCCGGATCAACAGCTTCTTGTGTAGATCCCATAGGCATTGCCGCCATATCTGGTTGTGACATAAGACCAGCTACACCGCCTTCTTGCATAGGCTTAGGCTTTTCAAATATACCATACTCTTTTGGGTCCAAACTTGTGCCAAAAAAACTATTGTAGTCAGACACAGTAGTTCCCGGATTATCTCTAAAAAAACGAACTATATTATAAGGATTAGTAGGATCAAACCCTCCTGTTGCTACATCTTCTTCTGTTTGTGGAGTAACATTTCCACCTTCTTCATATTTTTTAGCGAGTGTTGGGTTCATCTTCATTTGCACTTCTTCAGGTAGTTTAGAAAAACCCTTAAATTTATTAGGCACAGCTGCTCCGCCATTGGCAAACATCTGCCGTTGTAATAAAGCTCTGTTCATCATCCGAATAACCCTGCTTTCTGCGCCCCTGCTGCCGCTGATAATCCTGCAATACCGAGGCCTAAATATTGCTGAAACGGTGATACGTTAGGTGAAGTAGACTGTGTTATAGTCTGTTGTGTTGTAGGTGTTTTGCTATATATGTCTGACAAAAAGCCAAGTCTTTGATAAGGCTCATATATTTGTGCTAGATCACTTTGTCTTTGTGCATCTAATTTAGCCTGATCTTGTGCTTGTAATAACTGTCCTATTCTAAATGCACCTTCTACATCTCTTTGACCTAGACCTTGTACAGTCTCTCCAAGAGCTGCCTGTCTTAGACCAAGTTGCCCTTCTTGTCCTGCAAGAGCCGCGATGCCTTGTCCTAGTTGTGTTTGCCTTCCAAGTTCTCTTTCTGCTGCTTGTTGTGCTTGCATGAAGTTTTGCGCTTGCGCCTGTGCTAACGCAGCCGCTCTGTTTCTATCTATTTCAGAAGCTGCTATCTCACCTCTTGAGCCACCAAATGCACCTGCTCCTACAGCACCAGCTGCACTTGATCTTAACTGCCTGTCATATGCCCTGTTGATTTCATCTGCGATTGCCTGTTGAAAAGGGTTCATGTTACGAGCAATCATCTCTTGAGTTACTGGACCAGCACCAGCTCTTAATGCTGATTCAACACCGCCAAGCGTTTGCCCTGCTCCACCTAGCGTCTGTCCAGCCTGTTGTACAAATGGCATAAATGCGCCAACACCAGCTTCTGCCTGACGTCTAGCTGCTTCTTGAAGACCCGTGAGCCCTGCTACTTGTTGTGTTGGTAACGTAATCCCTTGATCTGCCAGTTTCTTTGCAGATTCTAGTAAACCTATTCGATACGCTTCTATTTCTGGCGTTTCTCTAACGGTTTGGATAACTTCTTCTTGTGCCATTATGCCATCGCCTTTCCACGCTTTTCTAGTTTACTCATCACACTATACATGTTTTTGATGCCTTTGTCTAAATTACCGTCACCTAGACCTTTTACAGCATCCGTTGTCATAACAAACTCGCCCGGCATTAACATAGCTCGCACGCTATCTTTGCCCGGTGTACCCTCTCTTGGACTTATACCACCATTACGTCTTGGAAATATCTCACCGCCCTCGGCTACATTTTGAGTGGAGACAGGGGGTAGAAAAGGATTTCTGGGAAAAACGGGAGCAGTATAGTCAAATCCATAACTAGTATCAGTTTCAAACGGTCCTTGTGCTGTTCTAACATCTATGTTGCCCACATTAAATCTGTCTGGATCTCTTCTGTATATATCAAATCCTGTCTCAAGAGGCGGTAGGGGTGTATCTTCTGGTGTATCAAAAGCTCCGGCTGCTGACAATCCTGCTATGCCCAGAGCTGCTGATGGACCAAATCTTCTAATAATACCGGGCCCTTCCTTACTCGCAATCTCTTTTGCAACTTTTATTTGAGCCTCCGTTGCATTTAAAGGATTAATACCTTTGTCTTTCAAAACATCAACAAAGTCTTTAGATTCAGGCATTAAAAAATCTTTGGTTTTAGCACCAAAGTCTTTTAAACTGTCATAGAAAGTTGAAGGTTTAGGAGGACCACCTTGGACTATTGGATTTAAATTTTCATCTAAAAAGACATTACCTTTTGGACCCATGTCAATAAAAGCAGCGTCGCTGTCAGCCGGTTTTATAAAACTAGCTTTTGTTAAACCATCTGTAGTGCCGGTTGGTGTAGTTTCACCTTTGAACAAATCTCTTACATTAGACGGTGCTGCGGCTGTGCTAGTCAAAGGCTCAAAACTACCTGAGCCAAGGGCTGCTTGAATGTTGCTTGTTCCTGCACCGACGTCAGCTGCTATGTTTTCGCCAAAGCCTGATACACCTGATTTGGGTCCTGAAAAACCCGCTGTCACTGCACCAGTAGCACCGCCAACAAAAGCTGACTTAAGGGCGTCCTTTACATCGCCGCCTTGCAATAGCGTTGTAATACCAGCACCTAATGCTCCTGAATATACGGCACCAAGGCCCGGTAAAAAGTAGTTAAGAGCCAAAGGCACTATGACAGGAGCTACTCTCTTGAGCGCCTTACCTACACCTTTTAAAGCTCTTCCAACACCTTTTGCAACAGAGCTGACAGCCTTTTTAGCTCCTTTAAATAACTTTTTAAGAAAAAACTCTGGTAATCCTGTGTCTGGGTTTAAACTATTCTTACTTGTGCCAACCACATATCTTTCTGGATCCTCTACACCAAGCTCACGCAAGTGCCCAAATATACTTTCTTTTAATTTTGGGTTACCTTCTATCAAGGCTCGTGGGACGATAAGCTCGCCTGTTTCCACATGAGCTACGGTATCATCGCCATAACGACCAAAGTTAGCCATCTCTTTACCAATGGCTTTAAACTGAGCTATGCCGTTCTGGCCATAAAGATCTTGCAATTCCTTTTCTTCAAGAAGCTTGATCTCTTCATCACTGTAAATGAAGTCAGCTATACCACCTGATGGTATGTCCTCTTGTTTAAGTGCTTGGTCCATGTTCCAAAGTCTACCTTATTTTATTTATTTGTTCAATCTTATATTCTTGACAACGCACTCGTTGTAACCCTAGTCTTTGACAGCTCCTGTATACTAGCCACAACATGTAATCTATTAGCTGTTGCAGCTTGTACTTTCAATATCTCTCCACTTTGTAATATCAAATCCCTTGTAAGTAACTCTACAGTTGTGTTAGCTCCTACGGCTTTGACTTTGAATAAGCTAAATGTATCACTGCCGTTTACAAGTTGCACTGTTATCGTGTCAGCATTACCACTATCTTCAGATACCAATATAGAGTTTACAACGGCTGCATTAAAATCGGCATCACTGGGAACTGTAAATAGCGTGGTTAAATCAGTGGTAGTTAGATCTAATTTTGCGTTTGTAACACCTTGAATATACTGAGGAATACTAGTGATTAACATTAGCGTCTACCATCCTCTCTTATATCCACACGGGGAGTGCCCAACTTATACTTTGTTCCCAGCGATGTGGAATCAATTCTTAATGCAAAAGATCTACCTCGTAAACGATAATTTAATTTTTCTGTAAACTGCTCAACAGGGCTCGTAGCGGACCTTTGTGTAGTAGCTTGAGTTGTTTCATTAAAGTTTGCACCCGGATTGTTTCTTGACTTCATAGTAAAGGCTACATCAGGATTGACACTGGTAGATCCATTAAATGTAATGTCAGGTATAACTTGTTTTAAAAAAACAAACTTATCACCGTCTCCTATGTCAATCGCAGAAGATTCTATAAACGATGTCATAGCAGAGCCATCATCATCAAAACCTACTTCATGGTTATATAGATACTGATTGCCTGTCGCTTGAGGCAAATTTCTTATACCTCTGTCAATCCACGCATCTCTTGCTAGTGTCCCATAATACCAAACTTTTTCTAAATAATTGTAAGCAACATACTTATCTATCTGCGTGCCCGCCGATGATGGATAAAACCATAAGAGCTCACTAAACTCTGAATTAACCCCTACATGTACTTTGTCACGCTCTGCAAAATTAAAGTCTAGAAACACCTTATCTTTTACAGTGCAGGGCAGTTGTATTGTCTGGCCACCAGAGTAAACATAGAATGTATCAACACCCATCCAAAAAACTGCATCTTCTACAGCTATAGCCGAAAAAGGGCTCATAATAGTGATGTTTTTTGATAATTCTTGTAAACCAAACGTAAATGGTGGACCTATAAACTTCATAGCGTGTAGTGTTTTATTAGTGAAGACGAGTATCTGCTGTTTTGTTTCAACAGCTTGTACGAAGGTAGATCCACCACCTAACCTTAAATCACCTGCTGTATTTGTAGCAGTTGGGAAGAAATCCACTGGGTTTTCTTGTGAGGAGAAACGTATCAACAATGGATCTTGTATTCCATTTCCTATTGTAGCCGAAGACGTTGCACCTAATCCGTCACAACCAAAGACGATAACATGCCGGTCTTGGTCTGATACAAGCACTTGTTTAGCTACTGTTGGCACACTTGTTTCTCCAGAATATGTGCTTGTTGCGCTAAGTTCTACTGCTCTGTTGCCTAAACCATTTGTTTTATCCCAGTAAAATAAACCACCGTCTCTTGGGTTTATAATAATATCCTCACCAAAATTATCATGTGACCATAATCTAATTTGTGCTCCGGGGGTCGTGACACTTGCTGCATTACCCCATCCAACAAAATCATTAGCAGAGTCTGCGTTACCAGTCGCTAATCTTACAAGAGTATTGTCTGCGTGTGTGGCTGCTCT